ACCACGCCAGTTTCGTTCATACGAGTAGCTCCGATGTCCATGCAGTAATAAACTTGAGTTGCGTATGATTTATCATTTCTCTCATCTATTCTTGCAGTTACATCTTTTCCAATCGCTAATTTGACTGCGTCTTGAGTGTAAGCAAATACTAATCTGTCATCAGTATTTGTTGCATCATTTGGCAATCTGTTAGACATGATGAATTTGAAACCCATAAAGGTATCAATATCACCTTGAGCAAGTGCTTTTACAGAATTAAAATCTGATGAAGTTACTTGCGTAGTGCCTAACAAGTCTTGGATTTGTTTTGGTCCAACAACGATAAATCTCGGTAAAGATGGATCTACGTCATTAGAGTCAAGGATTTGCTTTGCTTGCAAAAGTTTTGCAATAGTCAAACCGTCTGATTGATTTGATGTTGCAGTTTTTTGCGAAGATGGAAGAGCAGTAGTTGATCCTCCAGCAACTCCAGTTGCCGCATCCGCGTTGAATGCAGTGATGATTACATCATCCATTGATCTACCCATTGCAGCAGCAGCAGCTTTTGCATAAGACGATGTTGGGTCGATTAACATTCTGACTTTATCTGAGTCATCAATTAAATCTGCCCATTCGTAAGAGGCTAAGCTTACTCTTCTTCTGCTATGTGGTGTATCAATTTGCGGTGTAGATCCGTGTCTTGATGACCGAACCTGTGCCGCAGTTACCCCAATTTGGTCAAAGAATGCGTTTTTCGCCTTGATAGTTTCCACATCAACGGAACCACGAAGTCTTGAACCCATTTGTTGAGATAACATACTTACGTTCGCTGAATATTGCTCAACGAAAGCGGTTGTTATTTGAGTTGACATAATTGTCTCCTTCTATTGTTTAGTTGTTTGTTTATATTGCGGAAGATTATCCTTGCGGGTCGATCCTTGGCTTTACACCTCTCGGTGTCTTGTCTTTCCAAGACGGCAGTTAGGTCTTAACGATTATCTAACTATTCAAATTTACTATTACCTTTTGTGTTTTAGTTCAAGTAAATTTTGAACCTCTTTAACGGCTGCATCATGGTTCGGATGGTTTTTATCCCAATATGCTGAACCTTGTTTTTGCAGCTCGCCAACTTGCTTACCTATTTCATCAGGGGTCATGTATTGTGGACCATTTGCTGAAACAAATTTATCTTCGCCTACATCAGAAGCAATCTTTGCAAACGCTTTGATAAATACTGGATGATCTCCAACTTTTGTTCCATCTGATAATGTTAAGTGTGCAAAATCCGTATCAAGATATTCTCTTGCGGCATCCATAGCTGAATTAAGTTTAGAATTATATGCAGCTCCCCACTCTTTTTGTAGAGTTTGTTCAGCGTTCATTCTTCCTTGCTCCGCTTTGCTGTCTAAATCAGCAATCATACCGTTAGTCATATCTTGGTAAAAATTTAAAATACCCTCTGCTTGTTTAGGTAACAATCCGTATTTGTGTGCAGCATCTTTAAAATTAGTTAATGCCTTTTCATCTACAGACGACCCATCGGGTAAATTAAAATTATATTCCTGCGCTGAGTTTGGTCTGCCAAGTTTTTCATAAACTTTATTCCAATCCTCTTCGGTTGCATGCTTATTCGGTACAGGTATTTTATCTGAACCGACTAGCTTTTGTGCATGAATATAACTTTTTGCTAATGAAGGTATATCTTTAATACTCTCCAATGTTTTTTCAGCCTTTAACTCATCTGGTAAAGACTCCTTCCAATCAACCTCTACAGGTTGAGTGTTTTCTAATGTAGCTGGCTCAGACGGTTGAGTTGTCGATAATATCGGCTGTTCCGCTACCTGGTTTTCACTACTCATGTTTTCCTCCTGGTTTTTGTTTGAGTATGTTTTTTATATAAAGGATCACTGATCGTTGACCCTCCCTAAATGCAGTTTCGTAAGGATCTTTTGAAAAAGATGTGCTTTCGACATTGCATCGTTTTTCCAAATCTTCTAATAGCTTCTCGCCATCTTCAGATTTAAAAATTCTTTGATAGAGTTTTATATTGTCGTTAATTGCTTTCATTTAAAACTTTTGCCATTGGTGCAGCTTTATTTGCAATCTCTGCTTGTTGCATTTCTTGTTGTATCTGCATTTGTTGCATTTGTTGTGCTTCTTGATCTTGTCTTTGTAATGCAACTTGATCTCTTGATTTTAATATTTTAGCTGGAATACCTAAAACTTCTTTGATGTATTGTACTAAATTGTCGGTATCTAAATAATCCATGACAGGTGATACTTGTTGTAATGAACCAAAGATTTCAATTCCTCTCATCAATGCTTGTAAGTCTCCAGTTTTTTGAGCTTTTGCAAGTGGCGATACATATTCAATTTCAATATCAGTTTCACCTAGCATTTCGGGTATAGGTAAAAACTTTTTATTTTTACTTAAAATATTAAACGATCTTGTAATTAAAGGTTGCAATAACTCAGATTGTAAACGACCAAGCACGGGACCAAGTATTCTCATTTTTTCTTCGTTACGCTGGATAACCTCTGTTGCGGTCATCGTTGTTCCCTGGTTTGTCATTAACTGATCTACAAAAAAGTTTTGTCTGATCGCATCCCTTCTTTGTTCTTCCATATTTAAACCTATCGGAGTGTTTGCTCCAATATTCATTGGTTCAATTCTATCCCTGGTTCCTGATCTGTAATAATTTAAACCGCCTGGCACAGTTCTAATTGGCATTAAGAAACCATCGTCAGGTACCATTAATGGTGGATCTATTTGTTTTTGCGCAGCTTTAATACTTGTTTTACTCATTAAGTTTAACATCTTAATATCTGCAAGCGCATTCATGGCTGGTGATCTACCGTAAATCTCATTTGAAGATTTTAAATATCTCGGTACAGCAAAAGGAAAGTCTGCAAAGAAACCTTCAGATAATAAAGTTCCACTATCCTCGTGAACATAATGCGATACAAACTTTTTATTTTCAGAATAGTCTGGGTTTGCATGGATGCAGTGAATAATGTTTACTCTGTCGTAAGGATTTTTTTCAATTTTTTTAACAAGCTCTTGAGGTAGCACAGCATCAGGAAACTGGTTAGGTAAGTTTTTTGCCTGCATTTTAAAATGTCTGGTTAAGCTATCAACAAAACCTTTTTCATTTTCTGTAATATAAACTTCTGAAATATGTAGGTTCTTAAATCTTAAATCGTTTTCTTTATCTTCGGAAATAAATAGCGAAGCTGTACCAAAAGCAATAAGATCATGGTAAAGTTCAAATATCTCTTGTTGAAAATTGGATCTGTTAAAAGCCTGGTTCATTACTTGAGTGCAATTTTCAAGCCATTCAACCGCTTCATCTTCTTTGTTTAATTCATCATTTTTATATTTTAAATAAAACCAAGGTGATACCGTATTTGTAAGCATCCCATGTAAAGATGCAGCCAATAATTCTAAAGCATGTGTTGCTGTGCCATCGAAGATCTGATCGTGTCTTTTATCTCCTTTGGATCTTGATTTTGTAATATCTGCTTTTCTTGGTAAACAATAATCAGCAACTTCTTGCCAGTGGCTTTCCCATGTTTGACGTTCTACTTTTAAAGTATTGTAACGATCAATCGCCATTTTTGATTTTGGGTTATGTGCCATTTATCCTCCTAATAATGTTTTCTTCGATACTTCAGCTCTATCTGCTAAGCCTAATGAGCCAGTTAAAACTGTTGCACGTCTGCCTCTTCTTTTCACATCTAGGTTTGCATCTGCTGCACTAGATTGCGTATATTCTGCTTCTGTGGGTTGTACCATTGGTTGTGGTTTTGGGGGTTGTGGTGGTGGTGCAGGTCTTGATGGTTTTCTAAATCCTCCCATGTTAACTCCCTAATAATGTTTTTTTAGAAATAACAGAGTCATCATCTTGTAAGCCTTGATAGCTTGTTAAGATCGTTGACCTCCTGCCTTTTCTTTTTCTATCTAAAGTTTCTTGTTTTGCTGTTGCCGCAGCTCTTCTATCCTCATCTTCAAAGCTAGGCGGTGCCGTAGGCTCTGGTGGTGGCGGTGGAGGTGCTGGCATTTTTGGTGTTAAAAAACTCATATTGTCTCCTATAATATTTTGTATTCGTTATCCGCGGTTTGATATCGCTTACTGATATTCTTTTGGCTTGGCAATTCATCTATCGCAATCGCCATATACCTAAAAGCATCGCAAGCATGGCTTGACCAATCATGCGCGGGTTTATTATGAAACATTCTCATCTTATCGTTATACTTACGAT